CAACTGGAAAAAATACCGGTACCATAACGGCCCAGCGTCTGGCGTTCTCTTGCTGGTTCCGGTGATGGTACCGGTATTTTTTCCAGTTGTGGCGGTACGGTGATCACCTTTGTGATGCTCTCATTCGTCTTGAAAGTACAGGAGCAGTCGAGGTTAGTGCACTGGTGATAACGCTCTTTCACCTGCTCTGACATATAGCGGCTCGATTTGGTATGTGCCGCGCTTTTGCAGTAAGGACAGTGCATCATTTCTGGCTGCCCTCCTGAAGTTTTGCACGCTGCGCCCGGATTGATTCAGCCAGCTTCTGGCGGCGCATAGGATGGCGGTAAAGCTCCATATCAAGACCCGTCAGTGGCGGGCGATACAGACCAATATTCTCCAGCAGCGGAGCCTCATTTAGTATGCTGTCCGGCAGAGCCGCCGCCGCCCGCGTCAGTGCTTCACCGACCAGATAAGCCACGTCCCTAATACTATCCCGGTCGTCTCCGGCAAACGTCGGGGAAAGCTCTTCACGACGGAGACGTAGCTTAATGGCCCACAGCAGCGACGGACTTACGTTACGCAGGGCTGACTGCCAGTGCGCATCCGCGAACCCGGTAAAAGCCTCCCGGTGCGATTCAACATACTCTTTACCACTGCCGCAGCATTTCAGCATTGCCTCCTGCTTATCCAGCGCCAGCTCTTTAAGCAGCCCGCCGAACTCATCGGCCAGTTCACGGCTGGCGATGCGCTGAGAATGTTGGGCGCGCAGATCGTCGGTGAGATTGCCTCGCAGGTTGCGAAAGCTCGTGCGCCAGTTGCTCTCGGCTTCTTTCCCTGCCTCGATGGCTTCCTGCTGTTCTTTTTCACAGCGGGCGATATCGGCGCAGATGCCGTTATAGGCTTTCATCCTTTCGGTATGTCCAGCGCGGGCTTTCTCGAAGCGTTCCAGTGATGCAGGTTTCTGTTCCGGGGTGGTCATGATTGTCTCTCATCGTCTGTAAAGGATGAGGCCATTCTGTCGTGTACCACAGGACAGCGCATTTCATTGCTTTCCGCCTGTCGATGAACAGACAAGGGCTTAACCCGTGGGGGCTGGCTCCTTAACTGATGATATTTCTTATATAACTGTTCACTGGTATTCACTGAGATAAAAAAGACAATAAATACAGTACTTAAGGTAGTGAACACTTTAAAATCAAGTCTTCACTGAGTATTCACCTGTGTTCACACAGTCTCAGATAACAGCTTTTTTCTGGCGAGCTTTTTCAGATTTTAATTCTATTAATAAAAGCTTTTTAATCGCTGAAAGCTCTTAAAAGGCAAACGCTGGCAAATGTTGGCAAACAAAGGCAAACAGGAGGTAAGAGAAGTGCTTTTTGCTCATTTTTCAGCAATCAGGGGGTTGTTTACTTCACCAGAAATATAACCAGAATAGGGGGTTACCTGAAGACACTACCGGAACCGGACAGCACCGGCCGGACTCATAATGAGGTAACACCATGCACGCAGCTTCATCCCTACCAGCCCCTGCCATTCCCGTAATCCGCGATGCCATTTATCCGCGTGACCGCTTTATGCGCCTGCCGGAAGTCATCAGCACCTGCGGTCTGTCACGTTCGACCATTTACGATTTAATCAGCCGGGAGCAGTTCCCGTCGCAGATTTCCCTCGGCGGTAAAAACGTCGCCTGGCTGGCGTCAGAGATTGACGGCTGGATGCAGGCCCGCATCGCACAGCGCGCCGGAGGTACAGCATGATTACACTGAATTTCGGCACAAAAACCTTTCCGCTCACCCGCAAAGAAGCTGCCTTTATCGCGGAAAGTCTGACGACAGCGGTCAGCGGCAAACCCGTCACGGCACTGGCTTTTACCAGTGGAACGCACGGCCATATTTACGTGCTGAGTAAAAAAGCTAAGCCTGCCAGGCAGCAGGCGAAGAAAGAGAACGGGGAATTCCGATCAAATCCGCCGCAATCCGATCACGTCCTGACCGGTTGTTGAGGAAAACGCCCCGATGAGTGAAATAAGGCTTTTCTCTGGCAAGCGGCCGGTATACAGTTTTCGTGCTGCCGCAAAATCGGCAGCCGGGCGTGAGAACCCGAGCAAAACAAAGGCGACACAACACGCGCCAGGCGTGTTTTTTTGTGTCATCGCCTCAGTGCACCCATTATCCGGGCAGCGGTTCTTTCGCCGCTGCGCCGTCTGCGTAATGGTGGCCCGGGCGGGGCAGCCTTCGGGCTGGCCGGTTTCCTTTGTTGCCGGTTTCTCACCCCCGTCCGGGCTACCACCCAAGCGTGAGAACTTCTGTGGTAGCTCTTTTCAGCTAACAAAGGAGTTATTCATCATGGCAGTGATCCTCTGCACGTCTCATTCCGAATTCACCTTTATTTTTGCCGCGGTGCGCCGCGCCGATGCCACCGCCCGGCCCTGCATGCTGCGCACTGTAGCAGGCGATGAGCGAAGCGCCCGCGCCAGCCTCGCCCGTGATTATGTCCTGTCCTTTGCCGGTCGTCTGCCGGCTAAGGCGGTGGCGGCATGAACACCCTTTCTCAACACCTGAATAACCATGACACCTACCCCATTCCCCACGCTGACTATCTGCGTCTGCTGCACGCGCACACGGTCGGCGTGACCGTGCTCGATATGTTCGACTCGGTGAACTGCCTGAGTGCGCGCGGATGCGTGCCGGACGGCGCGGCGCTGGCCTCGGTCGTCGCCCTGCTCACCGACCAGCTCGGTAAAGTCGTTGAAACCTGTGAATCCCGCATGTTAGCCACGGAGGCCCGCCATGATGACCGTTAATCACTCCTGCCTCCCCGTTGAGGTACGCACCGCCGTTTACCGTCGCGCACTGGCGCAGGGCTACCTGAACACCTGCAAAAGCCTCGGCATCACCGTGTCAGCGACGCTCGATGAGCTTCAGATGACCATTGCCCTTGAGCTGGAAGGCTTCTATGTGCGACGTCACGGCCCCGATGCGGGCATGGAGATGGCCTGCACGATGCTGGGCGATATGGTCGAGCCTGATTTGCTGACCGCGCCGCCGCGCCTGACGCAGCTCGGCGTCACCATGATGGATGAACTTTTCCGTAGCCAGCTTGCGGCCGCCAGCCGCATCACGCTGCACTGAGGGAGAACATGCAGATGAAACATATCGTCTCTGACACCGTAAAGGCGGCCACCGGATTCTGGCCGCAGCTTCTGCCTGCCCTCGGTATCAGCGTGCTCGCCGGCGGGAGGCACGGAGCCTGCCCGGCGTGCGGCGGTAAAGACCGCTTCCGTTTTGACAATCAGGACGGGCGCGGAACGTGGCTCTGTAACCAGTGCGGGGCCGGTGACGGCCTTAACCTGGTGGAAAAGGCGCTCAGTATCAGTGCTAAAGAGGCCGCCATGAAGGTGGCCGGAATGCTCGGCACGCTGCCGGAGTCAGCCCCGGTTATGCATGATGAAGCCGCAGACAAAAGCCGCGCGCAGGCAGACGCAGCCGCACGGGCGCAAGCACTTATAGCCGCTGCCGTCAGCCGCACGGACAACGCCTACCTTTCAGCGAAAGGGCTGCACGGCACGCAGGCGCTCACACTTGGGGAGGCGCTGCGCTGTGGTGGTGTCAGCTTTGCCGCCGGGGATGTGCTTATCCCGCTGACCGGCGAAGACGGTACCGCCATTAACGTGCAGCTCATCAGCGCCGCAGGCGACAAGCGCACCCTGCCCGGCGGACAGGTGAAAGGCACATACTGGCTGGCTGGCGAGCCGGATGGCAAAACGCTGTGGCTTACTGAAGGATACGCAACCGGCCTGACCTTGCACCGGCTGACCGGCCAGGCGGTTTACGTGGCGCTGAGTGCCAACAACCTGCCCGCGCTGGCAAAGCGGCTGCGTGAGTCATACCCCGGCGCGCTGATGCTGATTGCCGCCGACCGTGATGACAACGGCACCGGCCAGTTAAAGGCAGAGGAAGCGGCGAAAGCCTGCGGCGGGAAAACCGCCCTGCCGCCGGTTATGGGTGACTGGAACGACGTGTGGCAGGCGCAGGGCGATTTCGCCACGCTGGCGCAGCTCACCGACTTCACGCAGCCGCAGCCGCTCAGCCCGTTTGAATCCGTCAGCGAGGCCGACCTGAAGGCCATGAGCGCCAGCCAGAAAGCTGAGCTGCTGGTCGCCCATTACGGAGAGGCGCTGGCCGTGCCGCCGGTCGGGGAGGAAATCTGCCGCTATGAGAACGGCGCATGGCAGGTGATGGAGGCGAAGACACTGCGCCGGGAAATCGCCGCGCTGTTTCAGAAAGTGCGCGCACCGTTCTCGGCCGCCGGTATCGGCAGCGTGCTGGACACGCTCAAGCTGATGGTGCCGCAGATGGGTGAACCGTCCCGTCGCCTGATTGGTTTCCGTAACGGCGTGTATGACACCACAACAGGCACCTTCAGCCCGCACCGCCGCGAGCACTGGCTGCGCACCGTCAATAGTGTGGAATACACCGCACCGCGTCCTGGTGAAAATCTCGCAGATCACGCCCCGACTTTCTGGCGCTGGTTAACGCGGGCCGCCGGGCATAATCAAGACAAGCAGGAGCGCATTCTCGCGGCGTTATTTATGGTACTGGCAAACCGCTATGACTGGCAGATGTTTCTTGAGGTGACCGGCCCCGGCGGCAGCGGTAAAAGCGTCATGGCCTCGATTGCTACTCTGCTGGCCGGAAAAGACAACACCACGTCCGCCACTATCGACACGCTGGAATCCTCGCGCGAGCGCGCCAGCGTGGTGGGCTTCTCACTTATTATCCTTCCTGACCAGGAGAAATGGAGCGGCGACGGCGCAGGCATCAAGGCGATAACCGGCGGCGACGCGGTAGCCATCGATCCAAAATATCGCGACGCCTATTCAACGCACATCCCGGCGGTCATTCTGGCGGTGAACAACAACCCGATGCGCTTCAGCGACCGAAGCGGCGGCGTGTCACGTCGCCGGGTTATCCTGACCTTCCCCGAAGTGATACCGGTAAAAGAGCGTGACACGCAGTTGCTGGATAAAATCAGCGCCGAGCTGGCCGTGATTGTTCGTCATCTGATGCAGCGCTTCGCGTCACCCGATGAAGCGCGCGAGTTGTTGCAGGCGCAGCAGTCATCCGGCGAAGCGCTGGAAATAAAGCGACAGGCTGATCCGCTAATTGATTTCTGTGGTTATCTGATGCCGCTGAGCACGCCAAACGGGCTGTTTATTGGTAACGCCAACATTCGCCCGATTAACCCGAAGCGCTATCTTTATCATGCGTACTTGTCGTTTATGGAATCGCGAGGACATCAGCACCCGCTTAGCCTTACGGCTTTCGGCCAGGCAGTGCCGCAGACGCTAAAAGAATACGAGCGCGTGTTGCTCAAGAGACGAACCAATAACGGCATACAAACCAACCTGACATTACATAAGGACAGCGAGGCAGATTGGTTGCCAGCATGTAGCGCCTAGTCATCTCTTCCCATAGACACCGGCTTAGGCCGGTGTCTAAATTTACATCCGTCATCTATATCAGCCAAGATAAGCTATGAGCTACAAGCTGAAATATACATCTCAGTTAAATTGTCAGAATTTAGATACCACTTCCATTGGTTGACTGCTGGTCAGGAGATAACGGGACAAATCAAGTAAAG